TGACCGTGAACGACGAGCTCGCCGCGTGGCGCGCCCGGCAGCGCGCGGCGGGCGCGGCGACGCTCGCCGACGTGCCGGCGCCGCGCATCGATGGCGAATCGGCACACGTGGCCCGCTACCGGCGCGCGGTGTATCACCTGACGCACGCGGACGTGACCGAGAAGTACCGCGGCTACGACACGACGAAGAGCGGCGGCCAGGTCGCGGCCGATCTGGCCGCGACGGTCGACGACGCACGCCGCGCCGCGCGATGGGCGATCAGCGACATCCTCGGCCTCGCGCGCTCGACGGTGGAGCTGATCTGATGGCCCGCCCCCTGTACCGCATTCGTCAGTTCGCGCAGTCCCGCGTGCGCGGCGGGAAGCTGTTCTGCGCCGGCGCGTGCCAGGTGCAGCAGCGCGTCGCTGGCCTGTTCTGGCTTGAGATTGCCTATTGCTCGGATCGCACCGGCGCGGAGGCGGCCATACGAGCCGCCGTGATCGCGCGCCGGCGAGCCCGGCTCAAGCCGCGCGTGCTCGGCCTGTTCGATCGCGACGGGCAGGCGCTCGGGCAATGAAGATCGCGGCGCTGCAAGGCGAGACGCTCGACGCGCTGTGCTGGCGGCACTACGGCAGCACGGCGGGCACGGTTGAAGCCGTGCTCGAAGCGAACCCCGGCCTCGCCGAGCTGGGCGTCGTGCTGCCGATGGGAACCGTCGTGGAGATGCCCGAGCGCCGCGCGATCGAGACGACCACGCCGCTATTGCAACTGTTTGACTGACCGGAGCCGAATGAATGGCTGAACCGAACACTTCTTCGGCCGCGGCGCTGTTCGCCGCGGTCGGCCTCGCCGGCATCGCGCCGGGCGTCGACGGCGACGCGCTAATCGGCGCGTTCGCGGGCGCGGCGCTCGTCGTCGTCACGTCGAAAGACCTCGGTCTCGCGAAGCGCGCCGCGTACATGCTCATCTCGCTCGTGATGGGCTACCTCGCCGCGCCTGAAATCATCCACGCCGTGCCGATCCGCTCGACGGGCGTCGCCGCGTTCTTCGCGGCCGCGCTCGTGATCGCGGTCACGCTCACGCTGATCGAGCGCGTGAAGGGCATGGACCTGTTCGCGCTGTTTCGCAAGGGAGACTGACGTGCATGTCTCGTCCGCACTCGTCGCGCTCGCCGCGCACCTGGCCGTCATCGTGCGCGTGCTGACCTACCGCAAGAACGGCGCGCGGCATCGCTTCCACGTCGCGTGGGCGGCCTGGGTGATCGTCGCGATTTCGGGCGGCTCGGCGATCGAGCTGCTGTTTCATCCGAAGCCGACCGGCTTCTTTCACGCGGCGCTCGCGGTTCTGCTCGCCGTGTTGGTGTACCTCGCGCGCGGCAACGTCGCGCGCCTTCTACGGAGTGACGAAGCGTGAACATCCTTCGATTCAACGATCACGGCGCGGAAGTCGGACTGCTGCAGCAGCGCCTCGTGCGCGCCGGCTACCCGGTCGACGTATCGCACCTTTACGACGAACAGACCGAGCGAGCCGTCCAGACGTTGCAGGCGGCCGCGGGTCTCGTCGTCGACGGCATCGCCGGCCCGAAGACGTACCGGGTGCTCGCCAGCGGGCAGCGCGACCCTAAGCACCTGACGGACGCCGACCTCGCGCGCGCGGCCGCGACGCTCGGCGTATCGCTCGCGTGCGTGCGGGCGGTCAACGAAGTTGAGTCCCGCGGCGTCGGCTTTCTGGACGACGGCCGGCCGAAAATCCTGTTCGAGCGGCATGTCATGTATCAGCGGCTCGTCGCGAATGTCGGCAGGGAAGCGGCGGACGCTGCCGCCGCACGATGGCCGGGCGTCGTCAACCCGAAGCGCGGCGGCTACCAGGGCGGCGCCGCCGAATACGTGCGGCTCGACACCGCGGCGCGCATCGACGCGGCATCCGCTTACGAGTCCGCGAGCTGGGGCGCGTTCCAGATCATGGCGTATCACTGGAAACGCCTGGGTTACGCGAGCGTCGACGAATTCGTGTCCCGTATGGAGCTGGGCGAAGCCGAGCACCTCGATGCGTTCGTGCGGTACGTCGCGGCCGACAAGAAGCTGCTAGCGGCGCTTCGTGCCCGGAAGTGGGCGACGTTCGCGGAAGGCTACAACGGCCCGGAATTCGCGATCAACCTGTATGACGTGAAGCTCGACCGCGCGTATGCGAAGTACGCCGGCACGGGCAAGGCGGCCGCATGAACCTCTCGCGCCTCATGCCGTGGCTGGCGCTGTTCGCGTTGATCGCGCTCGCCGCAAGCTGCCAGCACGGCCGCGCGCTGCGCGCGCAGCTCGAGCGGGCGACCGACGACGCGCGCCGTGCGAATCGCGACGCGCAAGCGAGCGCCGCCGTCATCGAGCGCCTGTTGGCCGACGCCAAGGCGAAGGATGCACAACGCGAGCAGCTCGACCGCGCGCGCGCCGGCGTCGACGCGACGCTCGCGACCTATCGAAACGAACTGCGGAGACTGATCGATGAAAACGCCGCCGTGCGCACGTGGGCTGCTGGCGCTCTGCCTGACGACGTTGTGCGCCTGCACGCAAGCCCCGCCCTCAATGGCGCCGACGATTACGCTCAACGAATGCGCGGCAGTGACGCCGTGCACGATGCCGGCGATGGCGCCGCGAACCAACGGTGAACTCAGCGACGCGCTGCACGTCGCGCGCGCGGCGTGGGCGCGCTGCGCGTCCGAAGTCGACATGATCGCGACGTGTCAGGCACGCGTGCGGCGGACGGACGGCCATGAATAAGCCGAGCAGCCTACGCGCGGCGCTCGTCGCCGCGTTGCCGCAGCTCAACGCCTCGCCGGACCAGTTGCTCGTGTTCGTCAACGAAGGCCGGATCGAGGCGACGGGCACGCGCACAGCGTCGTTCGACTATGAATACGAGTGCGAGATCATCATTCGCGACTTCATCGGCAACCCGGACGACGTGATGATCGCCGTGGTCGAATGGGCGCGCGCGAATCAGCCGGACCTCGTGACGAATCGGGACGAGCGCCGCAACGGCATGACGTTCGTCGCCGACATCCTGTCGAACAACGCCGTCGACCTCGGGCTCAAGGTGAAGCTGTCGGAAAGCGTCGTGGTCGGCATCGACGAAGCCGGCAACCGCACGGTCGAGCACATCGACGACGCAGCCGACGAGTGGCTCTCATGACGGACGATCTTCAGGCGCTCGAACGATGGGCGGGCGGGTTGCTCGCGAAGCTGTCGCCGGCGGCCCGCCGTCAACTGCTGCGCGAGCTCGGCCGCGATCTGCGCCGCGCGCAGCAGTCGCGCGTGGCGGCGCAGCGGAATCCGGACGGTAGCGCGTACGAGCCGCGGAAGGTGAAGGCGGGCGGCAAGCGCTTGCGCGAGAAGGCCGGTCGCGTCAAGCGCGAGGCGATGTTCCGGAAGCTGCGCACCGCGCGCTATCTGCGCATCGATGTCGACAACACGGGGCTGGCGATCGGCTTCGACGAACGACTGTCGCGCATCGCGCGTGTCCACCAGGAGGGTCAGAAAGCGCCCGTTGAGCCGGGCGGGCCGCTCGCGCAGTATCCGGTTCGCGTCGTGCTTGGTTTCGCGGATGCCGATCGCGAGCTCGTGCGCGATCGGCTGACAAGCTATTTGAGCCGTTAAACCGGTTCCGTATCATTATTCGGGGAAGTCATGATTTTTATTCAGGTAGGCTTATAGTAGAAACAAAAGACGGCGCATTCGTACAGCCGGATAAAAAATCTTTGGAGGGGGCCATGTCGGATCGTTTCTTGAGGGTTTTTGTAACTCTAGCGGCCGTCCTCACATCATCTCAAACATACGCCTCGTCTTGCCAAGACGACGACTTACAAAGCAAAAGTAACGACGGCTCTTACTTATTCATGCTATCTGGCGATGTGTATGAAGTACTTGCGGGGGACGTAATCGATAGCTCGCTGTGGCTACCTCCATCGGATGTCGTAATATGCTCACGGATAGTTTTATATCGGGGCGCAAAGTACACGATATACGACATCATCAACAAAGATGAAAATGAAAAAGTCAGTGCAATCAAGCGCAGATGACCTGTTTTTGCCGTTGCCGAGTAGCCCTCTATAGCATCCTCAAGAAAGAATCGGGGGTTTCATGAAATATCATGTATTGAGCTCATGCGCGATTGCATTCGCGATCACGCTTTTCCCCGGCTGCATCACGAACCAAGCGTTTTCCGAGCGCCTGAATTCATTGGTTGGCGAACCGATTGAAGAAGCTATTTCAAAGCTCGGCTATCCAACGGGGGAGCGACGAGTGGCGGGACACCATGTGTACGTTTGGAGCGTTGATCGGAGCGAGACAATTTTTGTTCCGCAGCAATCTTATGCAAGTGGATACTCGACTGGGCGATACGGGATGACGACGTATCATGCCACTGCCACCACAATGCAGGCGTTGCCCGTGAACTATGCGTGCGAAATCGACTTGGAAGTTGATATGGAAAACAGAGTAAAGTCGTTCCAGTTCAGTGGGAACCAAGGTGGATGTCGCCCCTTTTACTATCGTCTACGTGCAGAACAGCGAACCTGTGTGACGTATGCCGGCCAGACGTCTTGTCGATGAGCGAACGAAGACGCAACACCTAAAGTTGGCGCATCACCTCACTTGAACCTCTGATTCAGCTGTTGCGGCATCGAGCCGGGCCGATGCGATCGCATGATACGCCGCGTTGGTTTCGCATCCGATCCAGTGCAACCCCGCCTCGCGCGCCGCGGCGAGAAACGTGCCCGATCCGGCGAACAGATCGCACACGACGCCGCCGGCCGGCACGAGCCGCACGACCTCGCGCGCTATGTCGAGCGGCTTCTCGGTCACGTGTTGCTTCGGCAACGGCAAGCGGCACGGGAACACGCCCGGCAGATACACCTCGCAGTCGCGCATCGCGCCGCGGCTCGCCCATACGACGAATTCCGCCTGCTGCGCGAAGCCGCCGCGCCGCGGCCGCGTGCGGCCGGGCGTCTTGTCCCATACCGCGATGCCGCGCAGGATCAAACCGGCCGCCTGCACGACATCGGTCAGCGTCGGGAGCTGACGCCAGTCGATGAAGCTCACGAGCAGCCCGCCCGGCTTCAACGCGCGGCGGCATTCGCTCAGCCAGGCGTGACACCAGAACGCCCACGCGCGCTGGTCCATGTTGTCGCTCTCGAAGTCGGTATAGACAGTCTTCGTGTCGCTGTTGATGTACTTCGTGCTCGGTGGCCGCGAGCGCGCCGACGTGTGCAGTCCGCCCGACGAATACGGCGGATCGGTGAACACCATGTCGATTGACGCGTCGGGCAGCATGCGCGCGAGCGTGAGCGCATCCATTGCGTGAAGTCGGTCGAGTAGCGGGGAAAGATCGGCCGCGGGCGCGGCGTCGGTAGCGTGAATCGTCATCGTGTTGCGAGAGTGGAAATGCGCGCGCGGCACGAGCCGCCCGCACTGTTGCG